GCGCATCCCGTTGCTCACACAAATGATCGCCGAGACTTATCCAGCAGTCTATCTTCTTGATGACATGGTTCTTGGAGACATTGCCGCAGAGCTGGCTTATTCCAACTTTTACGACCGCGTTCATCCATTCTCACTAGTTTTGACCACCAATAACTTGGTCCTTGAGACATACAAACCATGGACATTGACAAAACAATACAAAGCCCTCGCTTTCAGCGAATACGCCACTGCAGAATCCATCCTCCACGCAGGTACTTGGCGCCGTTTGGGCTATTCACGCCCTTACTACACCAATACAGGTCCTCAATATAATCCAGAGGCCGGCATTTTCGTCGAATGCGGAATTAACGCCCTTTCTATTGCAGGCGAACCCGTTCCTTACGAGACTCTTTTCTCGCGAGTTAGTGCTTTGTATTGCACACGGACAACCACTCTTGCTCCTCCTACCATGATGCCAGACATCACTGAGAAAGAACAAGGAGAATTTGACATCGTCGTTGACTACGACACCATGCCTTCTACAGCCAAAGTCGTTACGGATTACTACTCTGGACGTCAACGCCACTTGAGAATCTCCCAAGATCTCTCTTTGGCAGAATTGGAACATCTCTTCCGACCAGTCTTGAGAGCACAACCAGATGAGGCACTTTTCATCCGATGTCTCACTATGTTCCGTTTGGCGTTTCCACGTGTCTCAGCCAAAATTCATGTCGTTGACTACAGAGCTGTCATTCGTAATGGAGAGGTTTACTACCAGTCCCTCCAAAACGAACCTTCTCTTGCTGCAGTTCATGACGGAAATACCACTTCCTTCCCAGAACTTGATCTCAGTTTCTCTTTCACAGACATCCGCTCCATCTTGAGCGGCCACGGAACACAAGTTCCTACATTTTGGCTTCTTCCGAGCAATCGACGATCCCAGATCTTTCGAATTCTACAACAGAAATGGAGCTCTGATGCTTCTTTCTTGATGCTTGATTCTCAAGGCATATTGGAAAGAGCTCGCTCCGTTTTCGCAAAGTCAGCTTACGAGTTGGCTACCGAATTCTGGGAATGGTTGAAGGCTCACAAGTTCCTCCTCATTACCGGAGCCATACTTGGAGTCACAGCCCTCGTTGTTGGTTTAGCTGCCAAAAGCAAAGGAGCTGTTGCTAGAGAAGAGACCAATACAACGTCTGGAACTGTCACAAGGTCCAAGAATACTTACACTCTCAACTTTCCTGGCCTCGACCCTCAGTACATTCAGTATTGCACCATCTGCACTGAATTTGGACATTCTTCTCCTGTCCACTTTCTTCCTCATGAAGAAAGAACACAACTGTACACTGACAGTGACCCTGAGGAATACCAAAAGTCGGGAGGTAAACAACCTTCTCGAAAGAAGAAAGAAGAACCCGAACCTCACCGAGTTGAACAAACGCGCTCTTCCGGAGATTCTTATGGTCC